GGCTCCGGCCGACGGCGAGGGCTGCATGGCGGCGACCTGCTGCTCGACCATGGCCGTCACGGCCTCGAGGGTCGCCAGTTCCATGCCCTTCGCGGCAGGCTTGGCCTTCCCGCCACCGCCATCGGGCGTACCGCCGTCCGCTCCGGGCTGCTTCTTCTTCGACTCGAGGATCTCCCGGGCGTTCGGGACGAGGTCGATGGTGGCGAGCCCGAGCGGCGTGTTCGCCATGAGCATGTTGAACGGGTTCGTCTTGTCGTTCGGGTCGCCGATCGGCGGCTGCCCGATGGCGATCCGGGCCCCGTTGATCGACTCCCACGGCATCCCGGCGAGGGCGAGTTTCAACTCCTCGGCCTTGCGGAGGCTGGCGCGATCCGAAGTCGCCCGGAAGCGGAACGCGATGTTGTTTCGGCGGCCGCCGTACCGGTCGTCCCAGCAGACCTCGGTCGTGAGGTAGTTCTCGAAGTGCGCGAGGAACGTCCGCTGCCCCCGGTCCTCCGTGTTCTCCTGCTGGACCTCGGCGTTGGCCCGGTTCACGTCATGGGTGAACCCCAGATCCTGCGGGGAGAGTTGGAACCCGACCGCGATCTTCTTGGCCTCCCAGATCAGGAACTCCATGAACTGGGCTTCCTTGTTCGAGCCCCGGAACGGGATGAACTTCGCGCCCTTCGTGCCGCCCCAGAAGCCGAGCATCCCGCGACCGGCGAGTTCGCTCTCGAAGTACGACCGGAACGCCGTGACCTGCTCCGGTCGGGCGTTCTCGCCCATGTCGAGGACGCCATCGGGCGCGGCCTGGGTGATCTGGCGGGCGTTGAAGATCGAGCCCTGCAACTCCGACTCGATGGACATCCGCAGCGTCTCGAGAATGGACACGCCGATCGGCTCGTACGACCGGCGGTGGTTCATGATGTAGATCAGGTCCCGATTGAGCAGGGGGACCTCGACCGTCGGCTGGGGACACCAGTAGTACCGGGCATCGCGCGGGTTGCCCGACCAGAACCGGTCGACCGCGATCTTGGCCCCGTCCGTCGGCCAGAGATACGCGATCTCGTCCTTGAGCATCCGCTCCTTCTCGATGGCGCCCGCGTCGAGGGCCAGCACGTCCTCGCCGATGGCCCACAGGAACGTCCCGGTGCTTTCACCCGAGGGATTGGGCTGCTCGAGGAGCTCGCGGATCCGGCGGATCAGGCCGGGGTCCGGTGTCGGCCCCTGGCGGTCGAAGGGGACGAGGTCCCACTCGGCGAGGGCGAGTTGTCCGAGGCGGATGTCCATTGCCGTGCGGACGAACGGCGCGTGGATCGACCACTGTCGATAGAGCTCGGGGGTCGACTTCGAGACGCGCCGACGATTGATCGCAATCGCAGCGAGGTCGCCCCGGCCGGGGCCCGTGGTTCGAGAGTTCCTGATGGCGAGGGGGCTGCTCGTGACAGCCCTGCTCACTGCTCGCGTGACGAGTCCCACGTCAGAGCCCGAACCTCGAGAGATGATCACCGACGATCCGTCGCTGCTCGCGGCGGAGGAAGTCCTTCTCGAACCAACTCCCGATCCGGTCCATGACATCGCGGAATGGGAAGCGCTCTGGATGGCCGCTCGTCAGTTCGGAGATCGCGGGCGCGTATGCGTCGTCCACGACCTGCTTCCCGTCGGCGAACTGGATTTCGGCCATCGCGGGGGAGCATAGCAGCGGGGCGCAATGCCCCTGACACAGAAACCCACCCGAGTTGACGGGCCCGGAGGATCCTCGACGCCTGACCCAGCGAGCTGGGAAAGACCCCTACCGACTAACCTCTTGGCGCCGCCCTCTCGGGTGGAGTTCGGAAGTTACCGAGTCGTTGTCGGGCTGTCAAGTCCCTTTTTGCGAGGCCTCGATCTCCTCGACGGACTTCTCGCTGTGAGGGTCCCGATAGTTCTGCCCGGGGATCTCGCTGAAGTCGAGGTACACGTCCTGCCCGAGGCGCTCCTCGAACCACTTGGCCGCAGCGCCGCCCTTGGCCGAGAGGCTCATCTGCAGGTTGCCGGCGGGGGTGTAATCCCAGAACCCCTCGTTGTCGACGCCCTTGCGTCGGGTGGTCGCGATCAACTCGACCTGCGCCGACTCCTTGTCGTACGCGGTCTTCTTGATCGAGGAAACGTAGAACCTGGCACGCACGCCCATCTCGAACCTCCGTCTGTGGAGTGGATGAGCGGCTGCGCCGACTTCGGGTCCAGCGACCGCTGATCGCTACATTCTACATTCTAGGAACTATCGCCGGATGTCGAGCTTCCCGAAGAAGAATGACGAGCCGCCGAGTTGCATCGAGTACCCGCCAGCGTCGACGAAGTCGTCGTGGCCCTTCGGGAACCCGAGCAACTCGCGCTCGTAGTCCCCGCTCTTGAGGCTCATGTGATGCCAGACCTTCCGCTGCTTGTATCGCTCGGCCATGGCCGTCGCCCGGGTCATCTTGTCGTTGTCGGCGTTGTGCGCCACGACCGGGATCCGGGGGTAGTCCCGGGTGAGTTGCCGCACGACCGCTGACTGGGCTTGGTTCGACTCGATGATCACGAGCCCGATGGTCGGCATCTGCTCGTACCCGGCCGAGACGAACTCGGGATGCCCCACGTCGATCTTCTCGCGATGGGTCCGCATGACGAAGAAGTTCCCGGCGGTGTCCTCGGCCGAGGTGACACGGGCGGTGAAGTCGGCCCGATCCCGGATCGAGAAGGCGAGGTCGACGCCCATCCGCTTCGTGATGATCTGCGTCGAGAGATCGCGGGCCTTGTCGGCCGCCTCCTTCTCGGGATCGCCCTCGGGCGTCCCGTAGTACTGGAACCACGGGCGCTGAAACACGTCCCCCGACAGGAGGCCGCCGACATCGTTCTGGTAGGTGGCATCGAACCGGGCTCTGTTGCGCGCGCGCCGCTTCAGGAGCTCCTCGATGGGCCACTGATCCTCCCAGTAGCTGGTCCACGTCCGCTGGTCGTCAGGGTCTGGGGTGATCAGGGCCCGCCGGACGATGGTGCGGAAGCCGTACCCGGGCTCGACGTGGGCATCGGTCGGGATGATCGGGTTCATCAAGGTCTCGTACAGGTCTTCGGCGGCCCACCGGGTCCCGAAGGCGATGCAGACGCCCTGCGCGACGAGGCGCGGGTAGAGGGTCTTGTCGAACCACTCCTTGGCCTTCTCGCGCTGGTCGACCGTCGAGGTGTTCTCCTCGCCGAGGATGTCGTCGAGGAGCAGCACGTCGAACCGCTTGCTGGCAACCTGCCCGCCAGTGCCGCCAGCGAAGACGGTCAGGTCCTTCGTCTGGGCGACCTTGGAGTCCTTGCGGATCCACTCGCCGTTCGTCCACTTCCCGCCGTTGACGAGGTCCCCGAAGAGGAAGCGATGCTCCTCGTTCTGCTCGTAGATGTTCATGATCGCCCGGGAGAACCCCTCGGCGAACGTCGTCGTCTGACTGAAGAGGCCGACCCGGATGTCTGGCCGGTGGGCGATCAACCATGATAGGAACGTCGTGTTCCCCCAGGTGGTCTTGGCCGCGCCGGCGGGCTCGAGGATTAGGGTGTCCTCGCCCGAGGCGAGAGCGCTGAGTTCGGCGGTGACGAGTTCCCGGTGATGAGGCCACGGGCGATGCCCGAAGATCAGTTCCCCGTAGGCGAGGCAGCCCTCAAGGGTGAAGGTCTTCGCTAGGTCCCGGAGCGCCGCTTTGTAGAGCGAGCGGCGGCGGAGTTCCGGTGGCAGGCGCTTCAGATCCGGCGGGATCGTCGTCGATGGGGCCGCCGGTCTCACGGACTCGGTCGACGTACCGGGAGAGGATGGCGAAGTCACTCCCGGCTGGGACGTGGATGTCGACTCCACCACCATTTGGTCGCTCCGTTGACGGGGCGGTCCTGCCGCCGAGTTCCTTGAGGCCGGTCAGGAGTTTACCCAGGTCCTTCGGGGCCACCACCAGCTCGGGCTCGTATTCGACGATGTCCTCGCCTTCCTTGGTCCGCCCGACGACGATCCTGCGCTTCGTCTTCAGACGCCCTCGGGTCTGGTTGATCATCTCCCCGACCATGTCGATCGCGTCGTCGGTCACCTCCGCGACCCGGAGGTTGCGCCGAGCGTCCCGGTCGGCGAGGAGGTCCATCGTCTTCTCGGTCGAGCGGCTCTGCAGCTCCTCGCGGAGCCTGACCCAGCCCTCTTCGCGGGCGATGCGGATCACGCCCGACTGGCTATTCACGGGGATGTCGTTCAGGCGGCAGAGTTCGCGCACCGACATCGACGGATGCCGGATGAACTGCAACTTGAGCGCTGGTTAGTCGTACTGGCGAACGGATCCCATCGGCGCCGAGTCTACCTACCCTGTCGAGTCGTCCTCACCATCGGGCTCGGGCCCGAGATCGGCGGTCGCCTCGTTGAGGTCATGCCACCCGTCGTCGATGTACCGCCAGTCGACCGTGATCGTCTCGATGTTGACCCGCTCGAGTTTCCCGTCT